CGTGATACAGTATGGGCACCATATATAGTAGATTGGGCGAATATTCCCTATACTACTACTGCATCTACTGATAGTCTTGACTCTTTAGTTGCTGTTAACCAAGATAGTATTAACTTTCTATCAGGTAGAAATACAACTATAACAGATAGTGTGGCTTATCTTGATGGTAGAGCAGTTATCTTTACTGATTCTATAAGTTGGTTAGCTGATAGAGCTGTTATTTATGAAGACTCAGTAGCTTGGCTTGCTACTAGAGAAGGTGTGCTGACCGACAGTGTTTCGACACTCGAAGCTACCAAGTATGCCATGGGTGACTTAATCATATATGATGAAGGGACTGGTTGGGGTGCTGACACTATTGTTTTTGATTATACTGGAATAAACCTATTTGCCAATGCTGTTCTTGGAGGTGGCATTAGATTTAATCTTACAAGACGTCTTCTTTGGTTGAAAGATAATGTTGATGAGATGTGGGAGTTCAAGGTAAGTGCAAGTGATTTACTATATAGTGGTCAAGATGTAAGGTTGTATAGTAATACGGAGCCACTTAATCTGAATGGGAATTGGTATGTTGGTTATTTTTCCAATTCCTATGCCACAAACAGTACTTCAAATACATTCCCACGAGCATCAACATTTTCAGATTATGAGTTTTCCATAGGTGATAGTTGTCTTAATGATGGAGGGAATGGAATTACTTTTGGCAAACACGCAAAGGCAAATATCGTAAGTAGTATTGCAACCGCCTATGGTCGTTTTGATGATACAGGTGATGCTCAAAAAGAACTCAATATCATGCACGTTGCTACAACTGATAGCACAGCCACTGAAGTCTTATACACAGACGATTGGATGCCACAATATCTAAAGTATTTTATCCCAGATGGTGGACAATATTACTGCACAGTTCGTGTGAATGGTTCTAATGATGGTGGTTCGGTTTATTATTGTGCGACAAGGCAACTTGTTATTAAGAACAATGGTGGAACAACTTCCTTAAATGGAACAGTTCAAACTGTCGGAACAGATATTACAAGCGGTGATGTCGGTGGTATATCACTGACTGCCGATGATACTAATGATTATTTGAAAATTGAAGTTACAGGTAAACCCTCAACCTCAATGCGGTGGGTTGTTGAAATTGACGCTCTACAGGTTGGATTTTATTGAAGCCCATATGGAAATGTTCCTATTCCAGGAAAGGTATTGGTTAGTGATGTAAATTTAGGAGCTCATGCAAATACTTGCAAGTCAATAATTGAATCTATTGGTGATAGTTTGGATGTTGATATAATTGATGATAGTCAATTTATTGGTTTTTCAAGTATTGGATATATCTGTATTGATAGTAGTTATTCTCTTGTGTGTAGGCCAACAACAGGATTGACTGATGCAAGAAGTTGGCGGGATGGTGGTAGAATACTTGATTTTGGTTCTTTGATGGTTATGGCTCACGGCTCAAATGATTTTGTGTATCTTGATAATCCTGATAGCATTGGTAATATTGTTGCTATAAGAGCAAAAGAAACAAGCTATGGCAATGGTGTTGAGTTTTACATTCCTGATTATACACAAGAAAGTTATGCAACAGCATTTGTTACTGGGCACTTTGCTGACCTTGGTTACAGATTTGACACGACATATACTGCTATCCGAAGCATCGCAAGAGCAACCGCAAGTGGTGGTGGTATATGGGTAAACGATACCCTTGGATATGGCACACCCGACTGGGATGCGGTGGAGGACAGTTTGATAACATTGATAGGAGAATAAAATGAAAACAGATACTTGGTGGTATAAGTTCTACATTAACTTCTTTGGAAGGAATGTATGGGCGTTATAAGGAGATGATATGACAGATAAACCTCAAGCAACAGCAACACAGAAAATCAGTCTTGTGATATCTATTCTATCATTGATAGTAGTAAGTTTGTTCTTTGTCTTCGGTGCTGACTTTACAGCTAAGGAAACAGTGAAAGATGTTGCACTTAATACTACAACTATTAAAGAGCTTGACCAAACTGTGGGTAAACACGAAGGGACACTTAAACTTCATCAGGCACATTTGGAAGTGTTAGATGATAAAATAGAAGGCGTTCCTAAAGACCTTAAAGAACTTACCTCTTCAGTTAATGAGCTATCACTTAAACAGACTGAGATGTCAAGTGATATTAAGTATATTGTAAAAGCAATCGAGAAGATTGAAAATAAAGGAGAATAGTATGAGCGATGAAGTAAAAGAAGTCAAAGAGACCTGGTGGACCAAGCTTTGGAAGTTCATTGGTGCCGTATTCAGTACTGATACTGGTGTGCCTTCAATGAACCGTGTCCTCTCATTTATCTTTGGAATAGCTTCCGTTGTATTTGCAGGCATTATGTTTGTGCATTCAGCGAATAACAAAGTCCTGGATAAGAATGAGATGTGGCTTGTCATTGTCTTTATGGTAGTGGCAATGCTTGGTAAGAACATACAAAAGATTGTTGAGATGATTGTCGAAAAGAAGAAGATGTGAAAATTAAATGTTTCTTCATAATAATCCTCCTTTCCTTAAGCGTGGGTGTGTTCGTTGGTGTCGTGTGGGAGAGGGAGTTTAATGCTCCCCCTCCTACAACCCAAGACACTCTTGTCGTGCATGATACCACAGTCATTAAGGAACCTGGCAAGCCGGGAAAGATAATCATTTTAGGTAGTGATAATGAAGATTCTTTAGTTCAAGTTCTTTCAGTTTATGAGCATATTGTAGATTCGTTATTTGATAAACTCGATGTAATAGCAGAGTTTGATAGTTCAGGTGAACACTTTGATTTAATGGTTAAGTATAAGATACCAAAAAATAGTTTCGATGTGGGACTTAGTATCTACCATGAAACGACAGTAGTTACTGAACATATTGAACACATACCTAAGTGGTGGGAAGATATATCACTATATATGGATAGTGATGTTTACTTAGGTGTTGGCTATTCAGCACTATCGTTAGCCTATAACCCAAACACCAACGGGGTTAAGGTAACGTTTAACCCAAGGCTAGGAGATTTGAAACGATGGCTAAGAAAGAAATAAGAACTGATGTTCCTACTCCGAAGGAGTTTCTTGCTTCGATGACTGAAAAAGCGAAGCAAGAGAAAAAGGATGACAGTTTGTTTAATAGGATTATGACCTATTTCGATGTTATCACTAGGTTTGTAATTCTAGTATTGACGTGTGGATATGCTGTTACTACTCTTTGGTCTATTGTCATGATGTCAGTAGAATTCAGTAGGAAAGCATTGTTCTTTGGCACAGTGGTTTTATTAGGTTACCCTATTATACTGGCATTATTCATTATAATCCTTTATAAGATTGGGAATAAACGATAAGGTTTTGTTGCATGGAACAACAAATAGATAAATTGGATGAGAATTCCTTAAAGCAGTTAGTCCAAGCGTGTGCATTGAACACTGCCTTGTATGCTAAAACTTTCTTAGCAGACAGGTTTAGTTTACCTTGGACAGAACTGCATAAGGAAATCTGGAAAGTCATAGATGCTAAGGTCCAATTATCTAATGGTGAACTTATTCCTAAGTATCGTAAGGTATGTATTATCGGTCCTCGATCTATTGGAAAAACTTCAATAGCAAAGACTTGTGCTGATAAGGCTATTCGTTATGGCACACATCCTTACATTATTTATCTTGGTAAGAATGAAACCTTTGCAACTCTGCAAACAGATAACATTAAAAGAACTCTCTTGCAGAATAGACTTGCAAACTCTATCTTCCCAAACCAGGACAAACCTACTACAGTTGAAGGTAATAAAATACCTGCTGACTTTAGTAAGAAAGCCTGGATGATTAATGATACCCTTATTATGCCACGTGGTTGGGGTCAGCCTATTCGTGGTCTTAATATTGAATTTAACTTGAAAACTTATCGTCCTTCCTTGATTATCATTGATGACTTGGAAGACCCACAAGAGATTAAATCTCCTGTGACTAGAGCCTCACTTCGTAGGTGGTTCTTTGCTGATGTTGAAAAAGCAATCCCACCTGAAAAGGTTTCTATGGACTGGCAGATTATCTACATAGATACTTTGAAACATCAGGATGCTTTACCTGTTCATCTTATGAATGACCCAACATGGAAGGTTATTGTATTACCAATAGCTGAAGATGATGGCAAGTTCATTAGTAAGGCTGAAGACTTTTTATCTTCTAAGACCTTACAGGCTGAATATACAAAGCATAAGAATTTAGGTCTTCTTAATGTATTCTACCAGGAGTGGATGTGTAAACATACAGCTACTGAGTTATTAGGTTTCACTAAAGAACAGTTTAAATACTATCGTGAAACTAACTTAGATTTTTTGGAGGCTATTAAGAATGGCCATTTTATTAATATAGTGATTGGAGACCCAGCTAAGACTGCACAGATGAACGCTGCAGACTCAGCTATAGTTATATGGGGTATTGATCTTTTAAATCGTAAAATATACTTACGAGATTATGCTAGGGGTAAATGGACTCCCTCTCAATTTAGGAGTAATTGCTTTTACTATGCTCGTATGTATGGGGCAATATCATTAGGTATTGAAGTAACAGGACTTAATGAATATATTACTGAGCCATTCAGGACTGATGCACAGAGATTAGGTGTTAACTTTCCTATTGAGGAATTGAGTGCTAATACACATCAGGCAAGAGACCCTGAGTTTGGTCCTATGTCAGGTAAAGTTAGTAGGATTGCCCCACTTGGTCAGTATTATGAAAAGGGTATGATATATCATAATATGGATAAGTGTAAAGATTTTGAAGAACAGCTTCTTGATTTTCCATCACCTAAGTTATGGGATTTAATAGATGCTGGCTCTTATATCCAACACTATATAAAACGATATAACTTACTATTTGATAAACTAGAAGAACAAGATTATCTAGCAAAACAGATAGAGGATTACTACTCACAAGAAGTTAAACCTTTACCTGATTTAGCAGGAGTAATAATATGATACATAGAAAGCCACATAAAGACAGTGTTACGGAAGCTAGGAAACTATCTCATGCTAAGGAGAACCCTAAACTTAAGATTAAGTATAAACAAAGCTACCCTAATGGTGTTGATCTTACTCCTGGAACAACAGTTCATGATAACCTTGTTACTGAAATTATAAATGTTCTTAAGAGTAGTAAGAATAAGATGGGTAAATATCATCAACAGTGGAAAGATGTAGAAGATAAGATGAAGCCTTATGTTGAACCAACACTGGCTGAATCAGTAAGACAACAGACGGGAACTACACCTATCTACATACCACTTTCTTATGCCACACTTCAGACGTGGTTAACCTTTATGGTTAATAGTTTTTTAATAAGGAACCCTATCTTTCGTTACACATCTTTAAGTGGTAAGATAGAAGATGAGTTAGGTGCTTTGTTATTGGAACGTCTTATCCATTACCAATGTATCAATAATAACTTTGTTCTTCCTTTACATACCTTCTTTAGAGATGCTTGTCAGTATGGTATAGGTGTTATTGCACCATCTTGGGAAATGAGATATATAGATAAGACTGATGCCCATAATGGATTTATGGGAAATACAGGTAGTAGTAAGATTGTTACTTATGAGGGTAATCGTCTTATTAATATACATCCTAGAAACTTTTTTCCTGATCCTAATGTTGATATTAATAGGATTAATGATGGTAATTTTGTTGGTTGGGCTGAGGTAGCTTCTATCAATAAACTAAAGATGGTAGAGAATGAAAATGCTAATGACCCGGCACAGGGCTTGTTTAATGTTGATTACATTGATGCTTGGTGTAATCCTAACTCTACTGGACTCTTAGATGAGGAAGCACTTCTAACTGATATTGCTGATATGACAACCTCGGTTAGGAATATTGCAGGTATAACTAAGCAGAATGATATTGATATTACTAATGCTTATATGTATATCATACCTAAGGAATGGGGTTTAGGTGATGTAGATAAACCTCAGATGTGGATGTTCATGATTGCAGGTCAAAGGGTTATTATAAATGCTAGACCAGTATCATTATACTATGATGGTTTCCCAATAGTAGCAGCTGCCCCTGAAACTGATGGTTACTCTATTGTAAGTAATAGTAAGCTGAGTATGATGGATGGTATTCAAACTACTATTAACTGGCTCTTTCACTCACATATGGCTAATGTAAAGAAAGCTATTAATGATACCTTTGTTTATAATCCATTCTTGATTAATGAGCAAGATCTATATAAACCTGGTCCAGCTAAAATGGTTCGTCTTAACCAGGTTGCTTGGGGTATGCCTAATGTGATGGACCAAGCTATTAAACAGTTACAGACTATTGATGTAACCAAACAACATATGGGAGATATTGGTAGTTTGATGCCACTTGAAGACCTAGTTACTGGTGTTAATCAGCAGACAATGGGTCTTATGGCTACAACAGGAGAACGAAGAACTAAAGCTGAGGCAATGAGTGCTTTTACTTCGGCTACTAATCGTATTGAAAAGGATGCCTTCTTAATGCAGTCGCAAGCAATTAAACCTTTAGGTAAGATGCTTGCTTTACATACTCAGCAATTTATGTCACAGAGTAACAAACTCAGACTTACATCTGAAGCTCTTTACAAACTTAGTATGGAGTATGGATTACCTGTTGGCGACGAAATGGTTACTATCAATACGAACAGAGAAGATATTAATATCGCATTTGATGTTGCAGTTAACGACAACTTTATGAATAAACAAACCGACTTGGATGCATGGAGTTCTTTCTTGCAGGTAGTTATGAGTAATCCTCAAGTAGCTCCTAACATCGATTTCAGTAGACTTACATTACATCTACTGAGAGAGGCGGGAGCACCTAACGCTTATGATTTCTTTAAACAGGCACAGCCAATTGTTATGCCTGATGAAGAACTCATGAAACAGAAACAGGCAGGTAATGTAGTGCCTGTGGAAGGAATAAGAAATGGCAAAGGAAGTTTCTGAAATATTTGAAAAAGCTGAAGAGCAATTGCTTAGAGACTCTATACCATCACAGATGATTAAAGAGTTTATAGAGAACCCTGTTTGGAAATCTATTGTGAGCAGGATGAAATCTAGTGAGACATTGTTTACAGATATGTTAGTGAATGCTATAGAAGTAGACGAGATGCGTAAGTATCAACAGGTAGTATATGATATAAGATTCTTTCTATCTATACCCGAAGGTCTGCTTAAAGCAAAAGAGTTAGAAGAAAAAGAAAAGGAGCAGACAAATGGCAATAGTAACTAGAGGTGCTGAAAGCAGAACTGGCAGTGACCCTGTTGAGGCTGCAAGAGCCAAGTTAGATGCACAACAATCACAAGGTAAACCCCCTGTAGAAGGTATAGAGGGCAAACCACCTGTAGAAGGCAAACCTGGAGAACAAGCTCAGGAAGCTTCTACACCGAAGTATAAGCTTAATGAACCGTTAAGCATTGAACAAATCTTAGCCCTTACCAAATCTCCGCTACCTTCAAAAGGGGCTATGGAAGAAATTAAAAAGACCGAAGGTCCTGACAAGAAACGTCTTGAAGAACTGCAGAAGACAGTTGAGGAAGGTAAGGTTGACTATTCAAAAGTCAAGTTTATCAATGAGGATGTCTTTAATGACATTACTTCAGATCCTGGCAAGATGAATACTTTCTTGCAACAGTTTGCTAATTACATTGGTGGAGATGTAGCTGAACGTATTGCCTTCGCTCAAAGAAGTAACCAGAAATATGCCGAAGATGCTTCGAGTAAAATGATGTCAGATCTTACCACATCACAACTTATTCGAGACTTCTTAGGGCAAGAGAATAACAACCACTTGCTTCCTTTCCAAGAATATTTCGTTGATGTTCTTGTAAGGAACAAAGAAAAAGACAATGGTGTTCATGACTTGCATCAATTGTTAAGGTTGACCGCTGAAGAAGTAGCTGCCAAAACAGGCACAAAAGTAACAGAAAATCAGCAAAGACAGGTTCCGCCATTCGGAGGCTTGGGAACGGCTTTCACTGATTCAGCAAATGAAAAGTCAGGCGATGATTGGTCAGCTCTCATGAAGGAACTGACCGGAAACAAATAACTGAATAGGAGATTAATATGCTTACAGGACTTTATGTGCAAGATCTTTACCAAGACCATGCTCCTGTTGTATTAGCTCTTGATGGTGATGGTGCCACAATCTCTGAGTTCAATGTCCATAACACTTACAAGTTGTCTTCATCTGAAGCTGCTGTGTTAGTTCTGCCAAACGTAAGTCAGGCACAAGGATGTCATTTCTTGTTTGTCCCCGGCACTTGCTCTGGTGGAGTAACCATCAAAGACGATGCAGGCAATACTGTTAAGGCAGTTGCCACTGGCGATACAGCTCTTTTGGTTGTATCAAGTGGTGAAGCATGGGCATTATTCTACGAATATGTAGCACCTGAATAAACAAGAGGAGATGAATTATGGATTTAGGTAGTATTGCTTTCAGAGGCGTTAGAAACAGTGTTGACTTCGTTGCCGACCTCATGGATCATGATTGGCGCGTAGGCGTTGCCAAACTGTCCCCTAACGTAACGACTCCCCTTGCATTCCTTGCTTCACTTTCAAAACGTGAGAAAGCTGCAGGCCCGCTCTATGACTGGTTCTCAGAAAAAGAGTATATGGGTGTTGTAGGTATCACGGGTATCTATACTGACATTCTCTCAACAGCTTACAACCCTGGTCAACAGAGTGAGTGTGTTGGTGTTGGAGGTGTCTTGTATTTCAAGATGTCTGAAGATGAAGCCAAACGTCTTCAAGCAAATCACAGAGTTCGTCTCAGTGATGCTGACTTGACCGTTGACTTGCAGGGTGATGTCATGAATGTCGTACTGGCAGGAGCTTCTAGCTACTGTGCAGTTAAAATGATACAAGCCGATACCTATGTATCAGGCGGAACAAACCTTAAGGATGCCACTTACCTGATTGATTTAGGTATGGCTGCCCCTGAGTATTCCACTTGGGGTGACCCGAAAGCTCGTGACCCTGAGCACTATATCAACTACACGCAGATCTTTCATGCGGTTGTAGCTGCTACAGGAACTCAGTTGGCTACGTCAACGTATCGTATCTCTGACCCGTATGCCAAGGCAAAGGCTGATGCCGCTTTGGATATGAACAGAGACATGGAACGTGCTTTCCTCTTTGGTCGTAGGTCTGTAGGCTTGGGTCAAAACAATATGCCTCGTAGGACTACTGGCGGTCTTACTTGGTTCATTGAAACCTATGCGGCCGCTAACCGTAGAGACTTCCGTTCTGACGTCTCAGTCGGCACGGGAGCAGTTACATGGTTGAATGGAGGCATGGACTGGATTGAACTGGCTATGCAAGATGCCTTTAAGTGGGGGTCAGATACCCGCTTGGCTCTGGTAGGTGATGGAACGTTGTCCGCTATCAATGCGTTGGTAAAGAACAGCACGACCTATAACATCTATCATGGTGAGAAGGCCTATGGTATCAATATCAGTATCCTTGAGACACCGTTTGGTATCTTGGCTATGCACAGACATCAGCTGTTCACTACTGTGTCCCCCGACAACAACCGTATGTTGATTGTTGATCCTGGTAACCTAGGTATTAAGGACCTTCGTCCTTTCGCCTATAAAAAGGATTTGACAAGAGAACTCGGTTCTGCTGTCTCTGTTGATGGTGTCAAGGAAGGTTATATCGCTGAGTGCGGAACTCTGATTGACCATCCTTCGACAATGATGGACTTGCGTGGATTTGGTTACGCTCATCCTTCGCAACTCTAAGTAACCGTAAACTATAGCCTCGTGCTATTTGTCTAGTATAAGTATGGGAGAACAAGATGGATTTAGAAGCCCTTATTGCGGAATTCAAAGTCATTACAGGCCGTTATGACTTAACGGATGCCCAAATAACCCGCTACCTTAATCAAGGTCAATTGTATCTTGATGGTATTTACAGTCGTGAGAACTCCATGACAACTTTTTCCACTGTTCTCCCTGCTTATATTAATTCTTGTCGTATACCTAATTGTGTAGCTGTTGATTACATGGGTTATCGCACAGAAGATACTGGCGATTTCACAGAGATTAAACGCAACACCATTCCTTATAAAGGTATTAGGGCAGAAGCAGGATACGGACACTTCTATGGTGTGTCCTTCATAGGTAATCTAATAAAAATAGATAATACTGTTGAAGGGCACTACCAAGATTTCTTGATGAGTGGTTTTAAGATTGGTCAAACTTTAAGTTTTTATCAGTTAGATGCTGATGGTAACCTATCACTTGATGCTCTTCCTATTGTTGGTGGTATAGGTGACCCAGTTATCACATTAGTTGATAGTGACCAAATCCAGTGTGATAGAAATGTTCCAGACGCAGGAGCCCAGTGTGCTATTGTAGGTAAGTTGGAAACTTCTGATGAAGTGGTAGAAGATTATTTTCGATTTACTGAATTAGACACTGCAAAAAGAATTAACCTATTCAATATTAGAAGTATTATACCTTCTATGTTTGATGGGCATATTGTCTTTAATAAACCCTTCCAAGAGAACTTTGAGATACAGGTTCTATATCAAGCAGTTGAACCTTTAGTTGATTTACAGGATGAGAGTTGGTGGTCAAAGAATAATCCTGATATCCTTATTAATGCAGCTGCCTATAAACTGGAATACCAGTATAGAAATATGGAAGGTATGAGAGAATGGAAACAAGCTATTTTTGAAAGTATGCAAAGCTTATATAGCTTTGACACTAAGAGACGTAAGAGTAGTACCCAAATGATGCAAGACTCTTTTGAATTCAGATAGGAGTTATTATGAGACAGTATGCAGTTGCATTGAAGAACATGGCTAAAGGTCTGCGTATAAATAAATACTCGTATTTAGATATGGGTTTTTTATCAAAGGCTTTTGGTTATAGAGTATCACCTTGGGGACTTATTCCAATAGATAACCTAGATGGTATCTTTGAAGCTTTCAATGAAGGTGCGTTGTATGAATATGGATTTGCTCAGTGCTTACCTTACATTAATATTATTGTTAGTAGTTACTATAAATTCCTAGTTAACTTTTCAACTGTGTGGACTATTGATGAAGAGAGTGAGACATTAGTTAAAACTATGTTTGTTCTTCCATTCAATCCAGAATATCCTGAATGGAAGGTTATTGATTTTGGGGAAACTATCTATCTACATAATGGGTATGATATGTATAAGTATGATGGCACTGATATGGTTTCTTGTAATACTGATTTACAAGGGATAATATGTTCAGGTAGCTGTCAAGCATTAGGAAGAGTTATTCTTGGTGGCTTTAGCAATGATGCATATTTGACAGATGTTACTAAACCAGTATCCTTTTTGGATGAAGGATGCTTATGGTGGAGTTCTATTGGTGGTAAAGATTTTGTATCTCAAGTAACTTCTTCAGGCGCTGAGGTTGAAGAAGGTATGTTATCACAAGAGATGGGATTTCTTAAATGTAACATATTGGGTAGTATTATAGATATCAGAGAACTTGACCCAGCCACTGTTGTGGTTTATGGGACAAATGGTATTGCTTACTATCGTCAGATAACAGAACCTGTTGTAACTTTATCAGAGTCAGTTATCTCTAAGATAGGAGTTAAGAATAGAACTTGTATTGGTGGCTACAGGGCTAATCAGTTATTTATATCTAAGTCTAATGAAATATATCTTATTGGGTATGATGACTTTGGAAATATAACTAGCTCAAAAATTGGTGGTCAAGAGTATATTGAAGAGATGGGTGATGATATAAAGATTACCTATAACGAAGAAGAAGGAGACTTTTATATTGCTTCCAATCAGTATACTTTGGTTCTTAACAAAGAAGGTTTAACACAGTTTGATAAGGTAGTTCATGGAGTAGTTCCTTTGAAAGGAAGACTTGTGCCCTTACTGACAAAAACAAATAAAATAGGAGATCAATCATGAATGATAAGATGAAACTTGTTGGTCGTGTTGAGTTCTATGACACCCCTAAGGGTGTCGACCCTAAGCCTGGGGTAGACAAACCCTTTGATATCAAGGAAGTCATTATTCCCCTTAATGCCAAGTTTAACACTATCTTTCCTGGTAGTGCTTATGCGAACAGTATTAAGAAGTATATTGCTTCTTGGTTAGGGACTGTAAAGAATGCAACGTCGTCAACAACTGAAGTCGACAGTGGGGATGTTCGTATCGGTTCTACCTACAAGGTAAAGACTGCAGCTATTACTATGGATGGGGTTGCTTATCCAGAGGATGCTATCTTGGTTGCTACAGCTGAGACGTATACTGGTAGTGGTAAACTCATTTTGATCTGGGACAATTATGACCTAGCTCATAATCTGTTCGCAGATAACAATGCCTTTGATTCTGGTGATGAAGGAGAAGGAGGTATTGGTTGTGGTGTTGCAGCTGCAGGTTCTTCCTTAGGTAGCTTTGCTCTATCAGATAAGTTTATCACATCAGTCAATGTGGTCGGTGATGACTACGTTGAAATGCGTGGTTACTACGATGTTGGGGCATCACCTAAAACATTCCAAGACTGGCTGGTTATGGGAACTGACTTCCTTATGGATGCTGGCGAAAGTAATCAGAACTTTGACAATGTGTATGCATATGTCTCAGTGAGTGAGTCTGTTGCAGCTGAACGTCGTTTCAGTGTCTACTGGAAGATTTCAATAACCTAAGGAGTTCAAGATGGGTTTAAGAGTTGATGATGATTACTTCCAAGAAGAAACTCTTCTTATGGGTTCCAGTATTACTCAGGATAAAATCCTGGAGATAATTGATTACCCAGAACTTATTGACATCTATAACTCATCTTTGAATTTAATATTTTCAAGGGAAGAAGTTGTTCGCTTAGGTGATGAGCAGGACATACTTCTTCCCCTGGAAGTCCTTGATAGTATTCCTTTACTTACTTTAATTCGTGATGATATTACTAAAGATAAGTTGAAGGAGATTGAAGATACACTTCAACTAGTAAATAGTTTTAATGATGAGTTAAATCATATCATAGAGATTGAAGAGAGTTTAGAATTATTTGACTCTGACTTATACGATAAACTTAAGAATGTTGTTGATGCTATTGTAGTTGCAGAGTTACTTAGCCAAGATGAAATCAAAAATTTATCTGACCTACTTACTCTATCTATGTCACATTATTTTGCAGGAGAAGAGGAGTATCACATATTTGACTCACTCTCTCTTTTTTCTGATATAGGTCAAGATAAGATTTCAGAAGTAACTGATACCCTTGAACTTGCAGGTCTTTTAACCCAAGATGCTATTGCAGATTTTAATGACACTTTGTTGTTACATAATGGCTTTTATGTTTATGGTGGAGACCTTACACTTGAATTGTGTAGTGCTTTACAATTAAGTGAGACACGTCAGTATGATGCAGTAGTTGATATTTTATCAGAGCTTGAACTTACTGATGAGCTTAAAGTTCTGCCTGAGATATCTAAATTCTATAGGGAAAAAGTTTTAGTTACTGATCAACTTATACCTGACTTTATATTTTTTGTTCAGTCAGTATTAAGATTGTCTGAGTTTATTGACATACCAACTAAGGCTTTCTTTGATACTATTACATTAGCTGACCAAAAGTATACTATTCTTGACTTACTTGCTGAGTCTGTTCTTCAGATGTTTGATGATTTAGCTGAAGGAGATAGTGACTTAGATCTTAATGAGCAGGTAAGAGTTAGTGAGAGTATTGATATATCCTTGTATAAAGGATTAATTAAGATAATTGAAGAGAGATTAACTTTAAGTGATATTAAGGTAATGTCTCTTGGACATCTTGAAGAGCTTCACTTAGTTGAAAATTTATTTATAGATGATATACATAAACATAATGTTTATTTCGCTGATGCCTATGAGAATTTAGGATATAAGGGTTATCTTGTAACCGAACCATTAACTTTTGGAACACCTGCCCTTAAACTTCTTAGAAGTGTAGAGTTAATAGGACAATTTAATTATGAAGATATTGAAGTTACTATTGACTATAGAACATTAAGTAATGGAACATGGACACGACGCCCTTGGAAAACATTGCTTCCTACTAATAACTATGAAGACTCAATATCAGGTATAGAGTTTAGGGTAGCTATTAGAAGTAAGAGTTATGCCAAGATAGATAATATCAAACCTGCCTTTTCAATTATTGATAACAGGTTTAGAAGGTCAAAGGAGTTTGAATAATGTTAAGTATAATGAAACAAACTGATGTTATGAAACATTGGGATAAAGTTAGGCAGTGTATTGAGTATGTTCTTACTTTATCTTTTGTTGAAGATGATACCGTTAAAACGATTGCCACTATTAAAAAAGCAATCATGGTAGACCAAATACAAGTATGGATGTTAACTGATGAGGTTAATGAGATTAAAGCTCTTATGATTACGTTACCTAAGAATATTAACTTTTCCTCAAAGAGTTTACATATTTTTGCTCTTATGGCTTTTGCACATATCACTGATGATGAATACAAAGATAGTTTTACTAAGATATCTGAGTATGCTAAAGATAAAGGCTATAAGTATATTACAGCTGAAAGTGCCAATGATAGAATTATTGATATATTCAAACGTCTTGGTGGTAAAGGCTTCTCACTTAACTTATATTGGGAGGTGATTTAAATGGCGGGACTTGCTGATTTTTTCACAAGTATAGGAGAAGGTATTGGAGGTATGTTTAATTTAATGAGCACCCTCATGACCCAAGCTTCTCAGGATATGGCAGATGGAGAGGTGCATGGAGCTGGCTCTACTACACCCAACATACCTATCGAACTTGCTTTGTTATATAATAAACTTATCTATGGTTCCAAGGGTTATTGGGATAATAAAGATAAAACATTTCATCAGAAAGATATTGAAACTGAGTTTGGTTTTGATGATACTAACTCTATTATTGGATTAATTCTTGGGACTAGTGGATTAACAGATCAAAGTCCATTTACACAGTTCAATGATAGTGTTAAAGCACTGAGAGAAAAGTATGCTAAGCATATTACTAATGACCAACTATATGATGACACATATAAGGTAAGTGCTAATGGACTTAAGGATTTGTTAAAACTTAACTTAGGTAACCTTAAAACCCAGGTTGATAAGATGTTATTAGCAGATAATGATAACACTCTTTCAGCTGAGTTAGATGAGATATCAGGACTAGCTACTAAGGCCGTAGTTAAACCTGTTAATTATGGAACTGAGGTTGGTAATATTATTTCACCTCTCAAACAACTCTATGAAAGTATTTATGGTAAAGTCAAAGCTAATATAAATACTAGCACAGATGTATTTACAGGTAAAGTAACCTCTTCTACTAAAGGTGTTGGTAAGTTTTCAGCTTCTGCTATAAGAGAGATTAATGCATTTGTTACTTCTAATATTATTCCCGACTTTATATCAACCTTACTAGGAGAGGGTAATGTTGATTTATCTGGTATTAAGGATACCGCAGCTACTTTTACTTCTACTAAACTTGTTGAATGGTTTGATAGCCTACCTAATAAGATTAACTCTGTTGCTAACTCTATCATAGAGAATGCTTTAACAGTTGTAGAGAGTAGTATCGTAGCAGATATAGTTTCTAACTATGCTGACCAAATCGAAGAGAGGTATACTAACAGTAAGGGTAAGATTAATGCAGCCCTTGTTGCTCAGAATGCAGCTAACTCCTCTGCTATTATGTATGGTGGTAGATTGGTAGAACGTGATAAGCAACTAGCTATAGAAAAGTTTGAGTCAGATCTTAAGTTAAAGCTTCTAGATATTTTTGCTAATACAAGTAATAATATTATGGCTAGCTTTAACTCAACCTTTGTTCCATTCTATCAATCAACTATGGCAAGTGAAGCTCAGGTAACTTCTTTGATTGGAGGCTTTATTGATGCGTATATAAGAATGACATTGATGCAATTAGATCAAGTTAAAGCTATGTTATCTAAAGAGTCAAATGATTCTAACTCATTGTTTGCAGGATACAATGGTATTTATGGTAACTACTTTGTTAATCAGAAGAACTATGAGAACCAAGTTCTTAATGCTGTTGTAAGCTATGTCATGAATAACTATAGTAAACACGACGACCAACTTGTTGACTATTACAAGAATGTAATGAATACTCATTACTTAGATATCTATAAACTCTACAGTGATTTTTATGGTAAGGCTCAACAGGTTGAAGTATTAGATAAAAACTGGAAATTAGATACTTTAGGTAAAGGTCTTAACATTGTGGCAAGTAATGTTAATGGGGCAGTCCATAGTGTTGCTGACCCTATGCCAGGTTGGGCAATGGCATTACAAGCTAGCTCTGCTACTCTATCTGCAGGGGCTACAACATTAGGTTCTTTAATTCCTTAGGAGGTTATGATGGCTGAATATAGTGGTGTAAGTAATTTTTTAGCTCGGTATAAAATGGAGTTACCTAAATTTGAAAACTCAGAGTGGCCTGAAAAAGAGATTACAATATGGGATAATCTAGGTGCTCTTGGTTATGGTCAAGTTTCTCCTACGATAAAGAAGTCTCCTGAAGAGTTAGCACTTATGAAGGAGAGATGGAATAAATTTCTAAATCCTCAGTCAGGTAAGCCTATAGCTTCTCCTTTAGCTCAGCAACAATTAGATAGAGTTGATGCTTTTATACCACAAATTACATTTGGTAATAAGGAATCTACTGCTATTGAAGGTGCAGAAAATAGTGGTTATCTTGGAACTAAAGAAGAAGATAAGCAAGAAGATAAACCAGTTATTGATTTGTCTGAAACTCCATTCACTCCTGTAGTTGACACTAAAGATAAAGGTGCTGGACAGGATATCTTATCTGAGAAAAAAACCGAACCATCTATTGCACAAACACTTAAGGAACAATTCCCGACTACTGAGTATGATGATGCAACTCTTCAAGGTGTTACAGATACAGAGAAGGCTGCACTTCAAGGATATGATACTTTTCTTGAAACCTATAAGGCTAGTTTAAAACCTGTTGTTGAAGCAGGTAGAGAAGCACGTGCCTTAACACCTGAACAAGTTAGAGACCAAGCTCTCTTTGGTTTCACTCCAACAGAAGTGATGACTGAAGATGATGCTGTTGCTTATAATAAAGCACTTAAACAGAAAAACTTACAGGCAGTTGGTGATATTGCCAGAGGTATAGCTCTTGGATCTGGACAATTCTCTGATGCTATGATGGCTATGTTTGGTAGACAAGGTAATGTTGCAGCTGCTCCAATGGCTATTATGCAACAGAAAGAACAAGCAAGAGAAAAGAAAATTGCTACTGGTGAACAACGTAGAGCAGAAGATATTCAGCTTGGTCTTGATGCTGAAAAGAAACTAGCTGATGTTGAAGCAGGTAAAGTTAGTAATGTTCTTACAGAATATAAACTTGATGCTGAGAAACAATTACAAGATCTGCAAAGAAAGAAAGGTCTTGAAGACTTAAAGACTGGTCGTGCATTTACTATAGCTGAATTTGAATTAAAGGAAAAAGCTATTGACGCTGACTATCGTATGCAGATGAATAAACTTATTGCGACTGGTGAACAAGACTTGCTTAACAATGCTAAGAAAACAGTGGACTTTGACAAAGCTCTCTTTAATCAAGCAGTTACTATCTATGCTAATACATCAGCAGCCAAAGATAAGATTGTAGAACGTGGAGACGGATATCTCTGGTTTAACTTCTCTGATAAGGAAGACTCAAAGAAAGCTATGGAAGCTGTTCAAGCTAACTATAAGAAGAACCTTGATGCAATGCTTACTATGAATATGATTTCACAAAATACATATAATAGTTTTATGTCTATGAAAGATAATCGTCAGACATTAATTAATGAGGCTCTTGAAACATATGGAACCAGTAAGAAAGTAGATACAGAAAGTCAAAAGAGTTTAACTACAGGAACTGACCAAGAAGACACCAACAAGAAAAAGTAAAAAGGAATACCTGTGCCTATCACACTCAATGAAAAAGTATTTGGTTTAGTCAATGGTCTAGGTGTATATGATAACCCAGCCGATTATTATGAGGCATTTAAGTCTCAAGAAGGTGTGCGTATGGCAACCTTTAAAGAGCTTAAGGATAAGTATAAAGAGACTAATGACTATGAAGAATTTGTTAAGTTTTATACTGGTCAAACTGAACAGTATTGGCAAAGACGTTCTGACTTTAATGTAGAAAATTATGACGCTTTTGATTCTGAGATGAATACTAATGAGGATTTTCGTCGCATGGTCTTTGAAGATTGGTCAAAATCTAAGAACAAATCTGATGAAGACTATCCCGAATTCTTGATGAGGTATGTAGACAGAGGTGAAGAGACTGCATGGAATGCTTTCTATAAAGGACTTATAGGTGAGCGTGCTGTTGGTATGACTGCTCTTGCTGACCCTGAAGAGGGACGTCTTGATATGTTAGATCTCATGTATCTTAAACCTCATGACGAAGATAAGAAGTGGCAAGAACTTATGCACATAGCGGGTAATGTTGCACCTATGGCAGTCGCAGCTACTCTTACGGCTACGGGCGCAGGTGCCCCATTAGCAACAGCCTTGTTCTATGTTCAGACAGGTCTTGGAGCATTACAATCTGCAGGTAACCAACGCATTAGGGTTTTGGAACAGAACCTTGTTAGAGCAGGTCAAGGTCTTGAACCTATCAGTAAAGAGGCTGAAACTTTTACAGCTCTTATGTCAGGTATTTTTACCTTTGCTACTGAGTATGTAGGTGGTAAGCTTACACTAGGTATGGCAAAAGGTTTAACAGAGTCTTTGTTAAGCACATCAGGTAAGACTATTGCTAAGCAACTAGCCAATAAAGAGTATAAGCTAGCTTCTAAAGCAATAGCAGGTTTGTTGTATAATGTTGGTATTCATATTACAGGTCAAGCCACAGAAGAAGGTCTTGAGGAAGTTGTTGAAGGTTTCTTAAATAATGTAAACACTAAACTTCTTGTAGATGAAAGACAAAGAATTGGCGAAGGACTTGGAAAAGGTTTTGTTCAGGGCTTTGTCGGTGGTATAATGATAGGTTTGCCTAGTGGTATTACAGGCACTGTATCTTCTATGAATGACCCACACATTCAGCTTGCTTCTCACCTCATGTATGAGAAGCAGCTGACTCAGGCTGACGCCTTAGGAGCAACCCAATTCATATATGATACTATTCAAGATCAAGAAACTATTGATATCCTAAAGGTTAATGATAAAGATTTAGATACCATGTTAAAGTGGTATGAGGCTAACAAGGATTTGGTAAAGCGTAGGGCATGGCAAGAATTTTTAAACTCTAAGATATTTAATAGTATCCTGAATAAAGAAGAACTAGATTATTTAAAAGTTAAGTTCAGACCTAAAGATGCAGATAATGATATCATCAATACCTTATTGTTGCATAGCACAACAAAAACTAACAGAGAATATTATAGGGGCAGACTTAAATTAGCTTCTATGTTATCTTCAAGCTTGGGTATTTCACTTAATGAGTTCTTGGGTATTTCAGAAGAGACAAACCTTGATAAATCTCCAGAGTCAGCTACCGAAGCTGTAAAGAAAGTTCAAACACTGGATGGTATTATTGACTTATATATGAGTAGGGCAGATACTAAACGAGATAACCTTATTCAATTAGTTCGTGATAACACAAAGATTGATATAGATGGTAGGCTATCTGATACTGAAGTTTATAAAAGACTTCTTGTTACTTTTCTTGCATCTCCTTCATTCGGTGCCAGGAATAAAGCTATTCAAAATTCTATTAAGGATGAACTTACAGAAGGTAAGATTACTATACCTGATACTACCATAGGCACAGCTGAGCAGAGAACTGCAAGAGCTGTTTCTGTTATTAAAGCTTCTGGTAAACCAACAAAGAATGCTGATACTATTAATCTTAATGGTATTGACATGAAGTTAGATACAAGTAAACCTAATCAACTTGTAGTTACTGAAGTCAGTATCAATAATAGAAACAAACAACAGATACTTCTTAACTTAGCTTACATGAAGAATATAGCTGACAACCTAGGTGTGCAGTTTACAATCAGTGGTATCAATTCAACTAAAGCTGCAGAGAACTCTATTAATAGTTTCTTTAAATCCCAATCTTTTAAAGCATACAAGAATGGTAGTTATGTATTTAGACCTGGTAAACGGCCTAAAATGTCTGAGGCTCTTGAAACTAAGATAGCACGTATACAAAAAGAGTATGGTAAGGTTACCAAAGAGTTTTCTCCTGTTGATGCTAAGGGTAATATTTTAGTTCAAGAAAAGGAAGAGACTACTTCCCCCAAAAAACCTAATGTTCCAGTAAAACCTAAGAAGGCGGGGACTAAAGCTAAAGTAAAGTCTGAGGTAAAACAAAATGAAACAGCTGAAGCTATTGTTACCGAAGAAACTTCTGCACAAGCTATACCTATTGAAGAGACTAAAGCTCCGACAAATGAGAAGGGAGAAAAAGAAAAATTAGCTGAGCAAGAGAAACGTGTCTTAGGTAAACTCGAAGAGAGAAAACTTGAGGTTCAGCATATTCCTCGTGAAACTATTGAAGATGAAATGTTAGGGTTTCTTGAGAAAAGATCTAAACTAAAGGATAAGATTGCATCCCTTGAAGCTAAGATGAAAGACGAAATCAATGCTATTAATCGTGCTTCATCTTATACTAATATTGAGAAGGGTGTGAAGATTGACCTTATCAAACAGAAGTATAAACCTCAGATTGATACTATGCAAGATAAGGTTAATATGCTAGAGTTTAGGGTTAAGAAACTTAACAAGGATTTAGAGAATGGTGTGTATTCATTAAGAGTAAGGAAGGTTTCTGAGCGAGCCAATGTGAATGAAACTCAGGGGGCCCTACTAGAAAAACTACGTGACTTATCTATTGACTATGCTGCCCTTGATGAAACAACTCCAGAGATACGGAGAGAGTTACTTGCTGATAAGATTAAGGTTCTTAAATATCTTATTCATAGTATAGAGAATGAGGGTGAGTTTGCTGTTAGTGACCAAGTATTAACAGACGATACTATACTTAATAACTCTATTGAAGGATTAACTCCTGATGACATATATTTTGCCTTGAAAGGAATATATTATAATGCAGAAGATGGGACTGCTCACGTTCCTACTTATGTATTCTTAAGAGCAATGTTAAGTCCTAATGCTCAGACAGTATATACAGATCTACTTATTTATGCCTCATCTGTCACAGACTACTTTGACCTCAGTGATGATAGGGTAGCTCTTTTAAAAGATGAAGTAAAAGCATTGTCTTCTGTAAAGGGTATGGAGCAAGAAGAAGTGGCTCAAACTACAATGCTTCGGTATGTAGACAGTGTTAGTATTATACTTAAAAAGCCAAGTCTAAGACCTGGTAATAAATACCTTTTTGATATTGTTCATGAACTTGTTCACTCTACTTTAGTAACAACAAATAAAGAGGCTAGAGAGTATCTTGAGATTAACCTTAAAAAATTAACTGACCTAGCTGTAGATGTTTATGAGACAAATAAAAACAATCTAGGTTTTAGAATGTTAATGGCTAGAAACGGTATCCATCTTGAGAAAGTTCTTACAAGCCTAAGTGCTACTATAGATGCCTACAATAAAGGTGAAGGTTTTGAAGAGTTTGCCGCTTGGGCTTTATCTGACCCTGACTTTGCTAGATTTCTAGCTACTATTCCTTATGAAGGAGATATAGAAAAGAGTGGTTATACAAGTCTCTATAACTTTGTAGCACAAACTATTACTGAAGCGGGTAATATAGAAGGTGCTTCTAAAATTAATGTAGGGAATACTCTTGTTCAGGTATTAAATAATTTCCAAGAATTAGCTATGAATAAAGATCTTGTCATGACTAATGAGAATATTGTTTATGCCAAGAAAGGACAGAAGGTAGAAGATACCAGTCTTGAAGACCCATCTATGAAGAAGTTTCTTAGCCTTACTTCTGATGGAGCTTTAGGTGTTAGAGCTACTATCTCTGAGTTAGTTAAAAAGTATGGGGAAGAGAACATACCTGTTATTGAGTTTGTTGAAGGTATTACATCAGATAAAACTAAAGCTATCTATAATAGTTTTTACAACCTAATCAGGAACACAAAAATTAAACTAGATGTATCTAAGAAAGCTGTTGCTCGTTTACGTAGAGTTAAAGATGCTGAAGGTATGTATAATCCTGATACTGATGCTATCACAGTCTACCCTGTTTTTGAGTATGATAGTGAGGCTGAATATTTACGAGCTATTCATCATGAAGTTATACATGGTATTATTGAAATAGCTGACCTTGATGGTAGGGAAAGAACAAAGCTGAATGTGGAACTCAAGAAAATCTTTAACCATATAATGAAGCAAACTGAGAAGGGTGTGCCTGAAGAGGTAGCTGAAATACTAAAAGCTATTGATGGGGCAACCAATGCTAAGTTAGTTATGGACCCAGATACTGGAGACTATGTTCCTTTTTATGAAGAGCTTATTACTTATGCTTTCACTAATGTAGCTTTTGCTGATTATTTACTAAAGACTCCTTATCAAGGTAAAGGTAAAACAAAGTCTGTATTCACACGGCTTAAAGAGATTTTAAAACATATTATTAATATTAACCCTAATTACTATACAGCTCTTGACCAGATTAATAAAGCAGTGGACCACTATTTTGCTGAGACTTTAGGTTCTACTTTCATCAAAGAGAATTTAAAGAAAGCTAAGCCCGTTGATGCTAATGTCTTTAAAGGAGAGATAGATGGTGTTGAGTATACAATAGCTGAGAATGCTAAAGGTAAGTATTGGTATGATAAAGATACTGATGTTATCTTAGGTAAGTCTAAAGAAGAAGCCATTAAGAAACTTCGTGAGTTATCTATAAGTAATTCCATAGAAGCTACTCAAGTATCTGATCTTGAGGTAACTGGTCCAACTTATGATTATGCAGTTTCAGTATTGCAGAAGACATATAACTTAACTGAAGACCAGGCTCATACACTTGCCTCAGTAACTAGAGCTTTGGGTATGGATACTGGAGATATCAAGTATGCCAGTAAAGGGACAACCCAAGGAACTGCTGTCTTTCAACTATCCAATGGTGTAACCATTAGTGCCGTTGAACTGTTAGGCGACGGCACTACAATTCTTAGAGGTTTCAAAGATGCTAACTTCTCTTCTGGTTTATTCACTCATGCTATTGTTGCAAGACGTAGACTTTTAAATAAGAAAGTTAAACCTGAGAATAGAGCGGGTATAACTAATACTGATATTGATATTGCTGAAAACTGGTGTGGTGTAAAGAAAGGTGTATGGACACCTGAGGCAGATAAGAAATTTGCTAATGGTTTTATTCAATATGTTATGACAGAGAAAGAACCTGCTCATGGTTTGAGAGGACTGTTTAATAAGATAAGAGGATGGCTCGGCTCTATCTTCCAGTCAATAGCATCTAATACTGATATGGAAATAAGTGAGTCAATGAGGACTGTCTATGCCAAGATGTTATCCAGAGGTAATCCGAAAACGGGTAAGATACTTGCAAAAGTTAATGAGAATGAAAGTAAACATATTAAGGTTGAAGGTAATAAAGTCCTTAAATCTGATGATGCTAAGAAACAGCAACAGGCACTGAAAGAAATCTATGAACTGTTTAGGGATAGTATAGAACCAAAAGCTTTCTCTGAAGTTGATGCTGAAAAACTTATCTTTGAAGGAGACCCTACAGATCCTAAGTTAGATAAGATAGGAGCTGAATTCTTTCTAAGAGTTCTTACCATGAATAACATATTGCTCAAGCATGAGTCTGGATTTCATGTTAGTGCAGAGGTTAGACATGATATAGATGCATACTATCGTGACCTTAATAACAGACTTGGTAGTGTTCTTGCTTTACAAGGTGAGCATCCACAACAATCCTATGATAACATTATGTATATGTATGCTCAGATTAATAAGCAGTTGTCGTCTATTGCTAAGTTTATGACTGAAAGATTTAAAGAAGCAACGTCACTTGATTTCAGATTGCGTAACATTGCTTCACGTAGTATAGTTGCACTTAAAAGTTTACCTAGTCATCAGAATGCTCTTATTGAAAAGTTCATGGTAGACTTATTGTTCTTGGATAAAGTTAACAAGCAGATTTATAAGTCATTATCTAAACAGGATAAGATAAAATTTGATATGGTAGCTCCTCTCTTGTTTGAAAGAAAGGATATGCTTAAGACTAAACTCTTTAAAGAACTACCAACCTCACTTCAGGAATATATAAAGACTAACTATTCTAAGTATGTGGAAGCTGTAGATAACATAGCTACTATGATGGAAGAAGTGGGTGGTTTACCTAATGGTAGGTTTGCTGAGGCTTTTAAAGCCAGGAACAAAGAGTCAATAGAAAGATTAAATGAACGTCTTAAAGCGGGGCAGTTAACTAAAGACCAAGCAGCTAAAGTTAAGAAAAAGATAACCAATCTTGAAAAGCTAAACTCTTACATAGATAACTTTAATTATATGAACATGACTATGGTTAAGTTATATGTAAAGAGATATGATGCTTTGGTTGAATCAGCTATTGAGAAACATAACTCAGGTAAGAAACTTACTGATGAGGAAATCTATGCTTTACAGATGGCTCTTAATGCACCTTATGATAAGCTACCATTTATTAAATATCAACGTGAGACTATTAAGTCCATTATATCAAAGGAACGTAGTAAGAGTAACATACAGTTACCTAAGAAAGAAAGTGCGGGTATGGCTATTAGTAGACGTATACCTACACTTGACTATGCAGTAACTCATGGATTAGTTAACGCTGAGAATTTATCTTATGCAGTTATCATGGCATCTATGGCTTTTAATGCTGCCGAAACTATTGCTTATGGCACAGCAGTTCAACAGTTTGTTAAAGATGGATTAATCATAGACCTCAAGACTAAGGATAGCAAAAAACCTGAGAACTTTTCTCGTATAAGAAGAAGAGACTTTATAACCAATTGGGGTATTGCACCTGTTGGAACGACGTCTGAGTTTCTTGCTATTCATAATGATATTAAACAATACCTACTTGAAGTTAAGGAAGCATCTGAAACAAGTCGTGGTCTATACCAAAGATTATTAAGGTCATCCAAGAATAAAGTTTTTATTAACCCACTTAGGTTACCACTTAATGATACTGTACAAGCATATATGTTAGGCACACTTACATTACCAGGCTTTGTTAAGGCATGGAAAGATGTTGAGTATAGGGCAGATGTTTATTATGATATGGTTCTTAATAGTGGTGTGTCAGCCCCTTCTATTGTTCCTAAGCAAGTATGGGCACAGAACTTTATCAAAGCTCATAAGAATATCTTAGGTAAGATAGTTTATTCAGTTGCCTATTCTCTTAATAAAGCTAATCTTACTAAGGTTGGTGAAGGTAAGTTTTTAAATTATCTTAAAACACCTATGGCACTAATCAATGAGATATACAATGCTTCACAAGAGACGGCTTGGCATCTAGATCAGGTATTAAGAATGATGTCTTTCAATGCACTGCTTGAACTTGGATATACTACACAACAGGCAGGACAGTATACTGCACTGTATCATGGAGACTATGCTAATGTTCCACCTAAAGTAAGACGAGCATTGAATAGGATATTCTTTACTCCTTCCTTTAGAATTAGTATGATTAAGCTATATAGTGATATGGCTAGAAGTATTGGTAAGGCTATTAAAAATCCTAACCAAGTTGGGTATCATGATGTTATTAACTCACGAGCAGTGCTTAACATATTAGTCCTTAATTCAGCTTTTGATATGCTTATGCTTGGATTAGGTTATAAGAGAGATGAATGGGGTAGAAGATATAGACGTATGATTGAGACACCTACTGGATACAAGGATATGGTTATTACATTTACTCATCCCGCAAACTTAGTTCAGAATTATATTGGTAAGTTCTCGAAGATGTTTGACCCTACCTACACAGATAAGTTTAAAACTTTTCTTACAGCATTCCAGTTTGATTTCCACCCACTATGGAGAGTTCTCTTTGAGGCATATAACAACTATGATAATACAGTAAGTGATCCACTTGCACCACCTCATGTCCAGTTTATGCAGGTTACTAAATACATGACACTAAGACTTATACCTTTATTAGCTTATGTAGAAGGAGCACCAGGTGATATAGATAAACAAAGATCTCTTGACATACTATCTAGAGAGACCAATAATTATGTTGGAGTTATTCTTAGCCTATTGTTTAGTGCTTATGAGACAATGCCTGAAGAAATTAGAGCCTCTCATAAAATTCAGGAAATAGTGAAGATAGCAAGTGAGGTAGAAATTGGACCTAACGGAGAACCTAAGGCTTATAACCCTAAAAGAATTAAAAGGATGCTTAAGCTTATTAATGATATAAGATGGCAAATGGATAATAAAGATAAAGAAGGCTATGATGAGTATAAAGAAGCACTTAAATATCTACGTAGTCAACACTAGGATTGATATCAAAAAAATCATCTGGGTTTATTTTATTAGCTTCTAACCAATCCCCGAAGGTATCCGCATTATCTACTATTGTAATAGGTATCTGATATTTTGTAGCTTTTTCTATTTTAGTTTTTCCAGGTTCAACACCAACAAGTAACTCATCAACCTTATATGATACAGAGGCATTAACTTTAATACCTAACTTATCAAGTTTAACTATAACCTTATCTCGTTCAAGGGGCAAAGTCCCTGTAATGACAATCGTTTTATTGTGTGTGGTTTGGCAGGGTGTGGCTATCTTCGTGCCGTATATGGCAAATATACCCCGAAATATAACGGAATTTCCTACGATATGATTGTCTATTACATACTGAATAAACTTATATAAGGTTAATGCTGATGTGTCATCTGCAATCTTAGTAGCAGTTCCAGACCCTATACCTTCTATGTTAGCTAATAGTATAGCTTGTGCTCTTGTTAGTGTAGTAATATTAAATGCTTCCTTAAGGTATATGTTAATCATAACATATATGTTACCCTTACCTAGCTCTAAGATATTATATCTGTTTATTCTAACGGCACTGATAAAACTATTATATAAGCTATCCTTTCCAACATTCTTAATATTGAGAACTGACTTAGCTGCATATTCAATGTATGACTTAACCTTGCCAATACAAAAGTCATTACCACAAAACAGATTAGCTCCTTTTCTATGAACAAAGTTATCACAGTGTGGACATTCTTGGGGTAGCACATAAGGTATATACTCATCTTCATCATTGTATACTGAGAGTATCTCAGGTATAACCCCACCACCTCGTTGTATACAAACTAAGCTATCAAGAGTAATCTTATTAGTTTCTATAAACTTTGCACTATTGAGTGTTACTCTAGATACGGTTACACCATCAACATCTACAGGTTGAATGATTGCTACGGGAGATAGTTTACCATGACGTGATACATCCCACTCAATTTCTTTAATAAAGGACCAAGCACTATCTGCTTGTTGTTCTTCCTTATAAGCAATACAATTCTCTCTAATCCCTTGGTCATTGTATCTTATGTTACCACGTTCTTTGAATACTATACCATCAATAGGAAAGTTAGCCCAATGCCTATCCTTTATTACTTGGTGTATCATCTTAAGGCTACTCAACTCCATGTAGTCAAGAGTATAGATGTAACCATTCTCGTGTATCTTGTCGTATGGAAGGAAGGTTGTGTGTTCAAGTTTATGACTTACAGCCTTCCTATTGTATAGACCAGCTACTGCATTACGAGGGTTCTTATATTCAGGAAAGTGTGCCATCTCTCTATAAGATATAACAAGCTCTCCTCTCACTATTCCTGACCACATAGAATAAGGTCTTGGGTCATGAGTGCATTTCTTAAAGTGTTTAGTTATATCCATACCATATAACCCATCTCCCCTTGTAGTTACTTGAACTATCTCTCCGTTTCTATATACTACTTCTGCAGATATACCATCGAACTTAGGTTGGGCTATATAGTCAGGATCATTAAACCTTAACTCTATAACCTTATCATCATTTGTCTTGGCAATCTTACCCATAAAGATCTTGTGTCGAGTATCTCCCTTACTCTCCCACACAGTATTAGGTTTACCAATAACCTCAGCGATTGCATCATAGTCAGTATCACTAACTATAGGTTGTCCTTTCTCATACGCTTTACCTAACTTGTCTAATACTTTTTCTTTCATTACACTAGTCCTTTGTTATATTCATCTCTCATTTTTTCATTAAAGCTAATGTAGGTTACACCAGTTGTTTTATCTCTAAACATCAGAGCTACCTCTGCCTTAACTGTTGACTCAACTACTCGCATAAAATCTACGTAGCTTAACTCATTAAGGAAGTTAGCATACAATTCATTAACTGTAAACTTCTTACTCTTTTCTTCATTAGAATTACCTGCCAACATTCTCACTAGTTTAGATAGAACTGCAGCTTGGTCATAATCTCCAACACCTCTAAACGATAGTCCCATCTTATTCTCTGTTCTTTCTAATAACTCAGTAGCCCTACTTAAATCTTCTAACTTAATAACAAGCTGACCATTTAGGTCATCCCGCATACAAGCAAATATCATAGCTACCTTAATTAAATGTGTTGGTCGTCTATCAACATAATGTTCAAAGCGTAGGTTCTTACCAAAGGGCGGGTCTTTCTCTGACTTAATTCTCCACTTAACATATTCTTGATAAGCATCTTGGTCCATAAGAAATCTACCTTTGATTGATTGGATATCACTTAGTCTGTTGATTAAACTATTAAACAATTCTTCATCTTCTACACTCTTTTTAGTTGAACCTCCTACTATACTATCTTCATCCATAAAGATAATTTTTGATTTCTTATCTGCGTATACAAATACAAACCTACTTATAAGTCCTGAGCCAAAGGCTGTTGCACCTAGTGTATTGGCTACTAGGTTAGGAGTAATTGCACCTAACATATTGAACCATATGTTTCTTAATTTATACTTACCTTTGTTCTTAGTCTTATAGGTCCAACTCTCTTCACAGTCAAACCATTCAGTAAGCATAGTAAAGAACAGGTCATCTCCCCTATTGAGGAAGGTAGCTAACTCAGAAGCAATAAGACTTAGTGCACAGTATTCTGAGTCACTTATCTCTTTTCCTAAATTACCTACCCCATCCTCTAATAGGTCAGACAGTGGTATAGTTCCTGATAACAGTGGACCTTCACCACCTGTATTCGTCTGAGCTAATTCAATGACAAGTTGTTCTTTGGTAACAGACTCAGCACATCTGTATATACCTAGCTTATCAATGAATTGCTTGGCTCTACGCAACGCAGCTCCCTTTCTCGTTCCTGGAGGTCCAACAATCGCAATAAACATATTAGGATAAATTGGATCTACGTTAATAACGAAGTTAACTTTTCTTTGTAACACAGCTGCTACTACTGAGATACCTGCCCACTCATGATAGACAGTGGGAGCCTCAGTATTGCTTGTGTATTTTAAATAGTCATCAAGCCAATAACTCATCTGCCACCTTCTGTATATCTTTACGTAGGTTATATATGTTTTGGTTAGTATTGATTTCTCGCATTGTTCCACCTGAGTGCACGTCAGCCAAGTCAACTCCGACTGATGTAACTGCAGGTATAACAAAAGACTTACCTCGCCATAGTAATGATATCTCTAACATCTGTTGAATGTTAGTAATAACCATAGCATGATAGTCAACACCATACTTAATAGGTATTTGATATACAATACTATCATGGACGTCATTGAGTAACTGAACATATCTTGCCCAGCCAAATCTTTCACGCCAGATACCATTAAGACCATAGTGATTAATGATGTCGGCTACTGTTGATTGTGGGGTAAAGGAGTAAGCTTCTTTAAATGTTGCATAGTCTAACCTACCTAAGTATACACGTTGTCTACCAAGTAGATTAACAAGACGACGAGATTTATTCAGTTCATCTTGCACCCATCTATGATAGTTAGCTACACCAGGATATGCCTTAAAGTATCTATCAACAATGAACTTACCTACATCTTCTGTTATCTCATTTTGAAGTGAGAATGCTCTATAACCCTGACCATAGTTAAGACCATGATTAGCTTTCTTACCCCAGTATCTCCATGTCTTTGTGCCACCCGCAATAGGTGCCATGATTTTATTATCATTTTGTCTGATAACTTCTTCGATTGATAGACCACAGATAAGGGAAGCAGTTAATGAGTGTAAGTCTATCCCCTGACTAAATGCTTTTATCATGTTATGGTCGGGGGCAATATGAGCTACAATCATGTTCTCAGCTTTTGATAAGTCTACCTCATAAATAAGACAACCTTCATCAGCCACAACCATACGCTTAAAGTTTTCAGGAAGTGTTTGCACATTAAGACCTGTGTTGTATGGTGTCATAGCACAAGATAATCTACCTGAGGTAGTGCCGTATGGCTTAAACTGACCACGTAATCTGTTGTCATCTTTAAGGGATACAGTAAGATAAGAAGAAAGAAATTTAGATACCTCTCTATGTCTTAGTAAGATGTTAGCTTCTTCTATTCCTTTCCTTGCCATACGTTTGAGAGCCTTCTCATCTGTAGTAGGTTTACCAGTCTTTCTACTCTTGTAAGGAGGTAAACCTAATGTGCCATAGAAGTATTCTTTAATCTGTTTAGAACTTCTTAGGTTAATTGGTTTACCTGCAAGGCGTTCAAATGCTAGTTCAAGTTCTTCTAACTCTACCTTAGCTTCTTCTGTCAGTCTATCTTTTTCTTCTTCATTAACAGCTAAGCCACGCTTCATCATATAGAGGAGTGGTTCACATAAGTTATTTTGATTAATAGATATTTTGTGTAGGTTATTCTTTTTAAGTAAGCGTTCTAGTTCTACATAACATTGAACTGTCGCCGCACTATCAAGGGCATTGTATCGCCAGAAGGAATAACCAGTAGAATTAAGTTTAATAAACTCCTTGCCTTCATCCTTATAATAAGGAATGTCAGTAAGTATAGATGTAAGAACATTTAATCCCTTTGGAAAGTCAGGGTATAGTGTCCCAAATGAAACCATAGTGTCAGCTATGTTCCTAAACTGAACACCCCAATCATGCCAGAGAATGAAAGTATCAAAGTGTGCATTATGAAATACTTTCTTTACAGTCTTATCTAAGCAGAGTTCCTTAGTTCTCTCTAAGATGATTTCAAATTCTTCTTTCGAATAATAAGGGTTACCATCTCTCGTAAGGATAGGTATACTAATAGAGGTATTGTCATTAACAGCAAGAGAAAAGCAGCTAATATTCTTAACAAGATTGTTATCCACTTCATAAGCATCCCTACTACATTCTATATCCATAGCACATAGTTTATACTCCTTACACTTATTGATATAAGCTATGACTTCTTCTAAGTCAGGAGCAACCTGTGTTGTAGGATGGTTTACCTTCAATCCCTTCTTTAGTTTTTGAAGGTCCTTATGTCCTAACCTTAGCTTAATGATATCACCCATTACATACTTACCAAAAGGTGTGTGATATCCTACCCACTCACGAGGGTTTTCCATAGCTAAGATAAGAACTCCAGGTTTTTCTGTCCATTCATATACTGAGCCACGTCTATATCTAACTCCCCAATAACTAGTCAAGGCATACAGGGCTTCATCCCCTAATGCCACAATGTATTTAAGGTTGGGCATAGATTTAAGATCAGTTACCAATGACTCCTTACATACATTGAAACCAGAGTATTGAGTAATAGAATACTCGTGTTCAGCACCTTGCTTCTTATCTCGCATACATCTAATTAGACTTGTGCAAGACGTGCTTCGATTATTAAAGTGAGTTAGATACATATCAGATAAGACATTATAACCTAACCTCACTAACGGTTCTTTAAGAGCTGAGCCTATACCACCTGAATAACCACGCCCAAACCTAACATCTTCAGGACTTAAGTTATCAGATACGATAGCTATCTCAGCGTTCTTATTGCCGAGAGGTGCGATTATCATAGACACCTCACAACTGTAAATGTTTTCTTATCAAGCCTTCATAAGATACCTTATGTGCTTCATGACTGTCAATGCCAAGAACCTGGTATCCTTTCTTAATAGCTGCCACAATGGGAGAACCACTACCTGCAAACATACTCAGTATGTGTGAGCCTTGAGATACAAAGGTATCAAAGATATCTTCATATAGTTCAACAGGTTTTTCGGTAGCATGAGATTTAGATTTAACATTAGGGTAGCGATACTCATTAACTCTACCATTACGATTAAGGTATGCCTTACCTTTCCTTAAGACAAGGAACACTTCATAGACATTACTGTGATTAATCTTTGGTTGGTTGTTCTGACCTGTTGAGTTTGGCTTAGTCCATATACAAGGTATACCTGTGGTAGTGAAGCCTATCTCTTTAGCCGTGTTAATGAGTAGGTCGTGTGATAAGTTAATAGCATACCAACAGATAGCCCACCCATCATCAGGTAATAAGTCATAAGCATACTTGAGGGTTCTTTTAAGAAAGGCAGGATACTCACTTAATGGTATCTCATTATAGGTTTCAGTGTTCTCTGCACTACGTTTAACTTTTGTGTAGTCAATACCATATGGCGGATCTATCTCAACCAAGTGAACCTTAGCTTCTTTCTGCACTAACTTTTCACATACTTCAAAGGTATCTCCAACATAAAACTTTTTGAGTAGAATTTGTAGTCGTTCATGCTTTGCTTTTCTTATGTCTTCAGCATCTACTTCAACATCACCATGAGATTCTTTCTTTCCTTTATCTTTAGTCTTAGATGTAGTAGCTAACTCAATGTCATCTTTCTTTTGTCGCTTAGCTATCTCCCTGATAATTTCTTCTTGCTCTAACTTCTGTAAGTTTTTTGCAATATCTTTTCTTGACTTCACATTCTTGATAGCGTCAGGGTATTGTTCGATAAGACCACTCAACTTTAAATCTCTACTGAGTGTAGCTTTATCTATACCCAGTGACTTTGAGATATCAAACAGAGTAGGTGCCTTCTCTTTATTCTCTAAGCTATTCTTGTGCATAAGCTTAGCAATCTTTGCCCGCTGTTTAATAACAACAACAGGTTCAAGGTCTTGTCTATGTAGGTTTTCAGATAGTTCTACTATCATAACCTGCACATCAGTAAGTGTTGGATAGACCTTGCATCTAACACTTGTCCGCTTTAAAAACTTAATCGCAGTTAGTCGTCGACCACCTGCTAGAAGTAAGTAAGGTTTGCCTGGTCTACCCATGACACAGATGTCATTGATTAAACCATTAGCTTTTATATCTTTGGCTAGTTCCTCGATACCTGTATACTCAATCCTTGACCTCTCACCAAAGTCAATCTCGTCTACCTTGAGTGTCTTTGTTATAGGATCTAAGAAACTTAAACCTTTTTCTAGGTCAGACATCTATCTCTCCTTTCTTTAGTTTCTCAACCAAAGCAATCTGTTCATCCAAAGACAGATCTGAATTGGCTAGTATCTTTTCTACTTTCCGTTTTAGTTTTTCTTCTGCACTGAGGGTCTGCCTGATAACCTTACCTTGATTATCGAACACCTTAGATCTTGTCTTGGCAAGTAAGTCAAATAATTCTGCGTTAGACTTGTCGCCTAAATTATCTGCTACACCTATACCAAAGTCAATGTCATCCATATCTTTTTCCATGATATTCTCCTATTATATTTTTGAACTTATGTTACCTATTGTATCAGTAACATCAGTGATAGCACGCTTGATTGCAGATAGAGAAGATGCTTTGCATGGAGAAAGACCCACGGAAATCCGTAGGTTATTGACAGTAGTGAGTAAGCTTTCACGAATAATATCTTCGGTCTTATCTCTCATCTCTAAGTAATCAATGTTTGCAAGATATGCCAGCTCTCTAACTCGAGAAGGGTTCTCAACACATAGCTTAAGAAGATACTCAGTAAAGTTCTGAAACACTTTACTGAGCTTCCCACTGGGAACCACCTGTTGAAGTATATCCTTTTTCTCTTGAGTGATTTCGAAAGACATTCTTGTTGGATTATAATACTTGTCTTTCATGATTACCTCTATGCTACATCATTATAGAATTTATGGTTTTTAATTACTTCACATGGTTCTTTACCTATTGACCACGGGGGTTTTCTCTTAACACGTCGTGGATTATAGTAATGTGTGGCCCCATTAGTAAGGTCAACACCTTCATAGATATACTCATGCAGTCCTCTGAATACCGCAAGTCCAGCATCAAAGAAGTCTCTGATCTTTGGTCTTGCATCATGTAGTTCATGCTTGTTCCAGTAACTGAATTGTTTTTTCTTGAGGCATACTTCTTTAATGTTAGTACCCCACTTCGTTCTTTGCTTTCTCACTCTGTTAAGAATAACATGGGTAACAGCTCGCATACCTATCATACCTTCGCCTCGTGCTTCACCATAAACGGTAAGTATAAGTGGGATTATGTCTGCCGTTACCCATATCTTATCTATTAGTTCACTTCGTGATATTAGATTTGGGTATTTCATTCTGTCTTATCTCCCGTTAAAAAGTCAACTATATTCTGTAGCTCAGTGATTGTCTTTTCCATCTTATCCACCTTACTACTAAGTGAGGTAAGTTTGTTAAAGAAATCAGTGAAGCCATCAACTATATAGTTCTTGATATTAGTTAGATAGTTACCGATATTAGTGAGGAAGTCCCATATATTACCTGTCCCTATCTCTTCGCCTTGGTCACTGCCTTCACCTGGTTCAGTGCTTCCAGGTGTAGATAATCTTGGTTCAAGAAAATCATCAGGTGCATCTTTAAGTGCCATGTTTATCTCCTATTTTATTTTCGTGAGTAAGGCAAGTCTTACATAACTTGCGTGTGGATATACCTATAAATTCCCCGAAGCAAAGTCTACACTTTAAGTTTTTCTTTGTATGGGGTAGGTGTTCTTCATCCAAGAAACTTCGTTCATCCCTCTCGTCTCTCCAGTTCTCATACAAGATATCAGACATAGCATCTGCAATTTCTTCTAGAGTTTCTCTATCATCATCAGGTGGTTCAAGGTGTGCTTCTTTCATATCAATCTCCTCTACATACCAAACCCAATAATATTAGAATACATTTTAGGTTTGTGTATCTTTGTTAGTTTTCCTTTAAGTTCATCCCACTCATACCATAGTTCTGTCTTAGTGATGGGATGTAGTTGGTTGTGTTCAAATTCTTCTATAACAAAATAAGGATAATAATTATCCTCAGATATTATTTTAATATTCTTAATTAAGATATTTTCTATGTCCCCGAAGCTATCAGATATAGCCACAATTCTTGGTAAGACTTGTTTGTTATTAGATACGCCAGTCAAAGTAAAGGTTGTCATCTTAATCTCCTCATTGATAATAGTAACTACCGACACAGCCAAGTATAAAGTTAAAGTCATTCAATCACAACTTATAAATTAAACCTTGGATTTCATGAGTCTTGAACCTTGCGATTTAATCTTTGATAGGCCAGTAACATATATATATATGGCTATAAACTTTAATGCTTAAGATTTAAACTTTATGATTTAAACTTTAAACTTTACGTTGGTTCTGGATTTATAGTCCAGTTTGCTACCAGAATTGAACTGGTGACCTCACGTTTATCAGACGTGTGCTCTACCCAACTGAGCTAAGCATATCACTATGATATTAGCGGACCTAGATTACCCACATAAGATCCAAAAGGGGATTAAGTCTAAACTTTTCGTGTCGGTAGTACTATTTCAAATAACTTAGATTTCCAGTGTTGTCATAGCATTAGCTTCTGATAACACTGCATCAATCTCTGCCTCGAACTCAGCAATTTCATTGTCAAGTATCTCGGCTGTTTCGGATGCTTTGAGAGGGTCAACAAGATGATACTTGTTAGCATCTACAAAAGGTTTCGTAATAGCTACTGCATCATTGTCACCAATCTTAACATGGTCCTTCTGCAAAGCAGTCTTAGCAATGTCAATGGCTCTCTCTTCAACCAAACGGTTTCTGTTTTCCATATGCAAAGTTGAATCAGAGTAAGAATTTCTGAGTGTGTTCACAACCATCTTGTGTTGTTCAATATTATTCTTTCTGTTGATAGCATCAGCGATTGACATGGAATTACCAGCAACTGTAACAATAGTTTCTGTGTTCTTCCTTGTGATAGCTGACTTAATCTTTTCCTTACGTTCAATCATTGACTTGATTGACTGAAAGATAGCCTTTGCATCCTTTTCAAAGTCGGCTACTGTCTTTGACTTATTAACAAGGAGTGATCCTTGTCTTAGTCCAGTAGCTTCAAGTGTGCGGATTGCCTTAGCAATTTTCTTGTCGAGTAACTTAATCTCAGCAAGTGCGCGGTGTAGTGTCATAGTCTCCATAACTTCTCCTTTCAACTTAATACCCACCCTTAGGGAGATAGGTAGGGTGGGCTGGTTACACTAATATAGTATAGTTAATCATATAAAAGGAACTTCTTGTTAAAACCTTTTAAGTAACTACACTGTCAATTACCTATCTCCCATACGTTAGGAGTTATAACGTGTCGTTCCCTAGGTAGGACTCGAACCTACATGGTGGGTCATTTCTTTATTCCAGTACGGCACTTGTATACTAACCGCGATGGGTGGATTGACCCCACTAGATATCTTAGTGTTTTACCTATATAACCAACAATTTAGCGTATACCTTTTCCGCCACTAGGGAAACCAGTCAGTCTAACAATACCGGAAGTTAAACTGGCTTGAGGAGTTTGGTTACGACTGGACGCTTACCGTATTCATCATCCTTGATACCGCACATGGCGTAGAAGGAATTGCCGATAGCATCTTTAACTTGGTAACCAGCTTCCGTTTTCTCAACACCAAGACAGGTCATCCAATCAAGGAATTTCTCCTTGCAGAATCTTTGACCTGCCTCACTCATGTGAGAAGCGGGTGGAATAACATTCTCAAAGATATAACCTGGGTAGGGGTCATCCTCTACAGCCAAGCCAATCTTGACAAAATTTTCCTTAGGGTTCTTGTTGAACGGGGCAAGCTCAACTGTTTTCAAAGTCAACAGTTTCTCGCCAGGTTCAAAGGGTGGTTGGTCAGGGATAGCGTTGAGGTCAACATTGACCAACAAAGCATCACTGTCAACAGTTGCTTTTGCTTCGGGACTCATAATAGTCTCCTTTTGGTTTGTTCGTTAAACATTAAATTTGAAGTGGTATACTCTTAGTATCTAATCCACCTATCTTGTTCATTACTGCTGTCAAATCAGGTTCTTCAATGTCATCCAAGTTGCTTGACCTTTTCTTTGCTGAGAACAATGGAGAGTTAGTAACCAACTCATGCTTTATCCCACTTGCCTTTTGTGTCTTACGCATGACAAAGCAGTGGTCAAAATACATAGGTAGCTTCGTTCTCATTGTTCGGTAGGCATCAATCTGATATGTCTCACGACCAGTCATCTCTTCAATCTCTTTGGATAGATGTCCAGTCATAACAAAGTGGCAGGGGTCATTGCACATACTGATAATCATATTACTCAAGTAACGAATAATAAAATTATAGTCATGCAGTGTAGGTAGTGTGTCGTTCTTTGTCAAGTCTTTTAACCCTTGATTCCACTCATACATCTGAGCCATAGTTGTGTAGCTATCAATAGCTACTGTCTTGAACTTGTTGATCTCACCTGAATTGCGGATAGACATTACAGTCTTTTCAAACTCATTAATCTGTGTCTTAACTGTGGACTCAGATATCTTCTCAAAGCGTGTAGCTGGAACTACGTTACCTGCCTGTATCTCTTTACGCATAGCTTCTGCCTTTGTCCCTGATGGGTCGAAGGAATACAGAAGTATAGGCTTGGGCATGGTTGCAATGAGTGATGTCTTACCCGCAGCTACGGCACCGAGTATAAGGATGTTAGCATACTGCTGAGCTGCATCCTGTTTGTAATACTCGAGCAGACTTTTAATGTCTCGCTTCGGTTCAATCATCTTTACTCCTTTCTTATAGTATTTGTTGTGTCGCACAACGATTAGGTAGCTTTAAATGTATCCACTTTCTCAAACTCTTCAAGTGGGTTCCATTCTCTTACCTCATAATCCAATGGCATATTCATCTTGAGTGGGTCTGTTCCAGTTGAGCAGATAGGATAGAAAGGACATACACTTCCGTATGAGTAACATGACTCACTACACTTGGGGAACCATGTTGGATCTCCAGTTTCTCTCAGCTTCTCATAAGCAAGGTTAATCTCAGACATCCATTTGTTAATAGTCCTAAGACCATCAAGCATAGCTGTCCCATCCTTTGTTACCTTGTATCTCTCAAACCCATTAGATGTTCCAGTCTCTGCCTGTCTTTTAGCAGATGCTGGAGTGCCAGGTTTATAGAAGATAGCTACATCTACTATCACTCCACCTACATTCTCAGGTCCATACGCACTGTTAAGTGCATGGTAGTAACCAATGATCTGCAAGCGTGTGTCATAGATATCCACAGGTTTTTGACCTGCAGTCTTGTGTTCAATAACATAAATTTTCCCATCCTCTAAGCTCTGCACAATCAAGTCAATCTTGACTGCCAATAAGTTAAGCTCAGTAGATATAGGAATTTGTCCAGACTTCTCAACTAACAATGGTTTGTAGTTATGGAAGTCATGGACTAGATACTTGGTGGCATACTCAGCTAATGCTAATCTGCCATTGTCTTTTGTCTTTGCTTTCCAGTAAGGCGCGTCATCTATGTTGGTTAGCTTATCAAACTCAGATGAAAAAACATTCATGGCATCTACCATTGTTTGTTCTGTGAGTTCGGGGTATTGTTTCCAGGCGTGTTCGAGACCTGAGTGCCAAGCTGAACCAAAACTTAGGTGGTGGTTGGGTCGTCTTTGTTGCCATCCTAATACATAATTAAACAGAAACATCCTAGGACATCTCATGTAACTCGCAATCTTGGAAGCATCAAGTATGTCTATACTTAATAGGTCGTTCATTGTTGCCTCCTAAAAGGAAAGGGAGTACTTGGGTAGCACTCCCTGTTCCTTGGTCATGACGATACTTGCTATTAGGAAGCAAGTTCTTTTTTGCGTTCCTTGAGCTTGGCAAGGATTGCATCGAGAGTGTCGGCACTTGCATCTTCGAGGATGCGGTCAACTTTATCTTCGGCAGTCAAAGCACGTTTGGCAACCGTAGTGAAGTCGAAGTCATCGACAGCTTTCTGAACGTCAGCATCTGTAGGATACTGTCCGTCTTTGTAGTCAGCGGGTTTACCCACATAGCTGTTGATAACTGCCTGTGCACGGATTGTCTGGTGAGCCTCAAAGGAAGACATGACCATCTCTTCAGAGTAGCCCATCTCTTCTGCTTCTTTGTAGGTTTCAGGGAAGACAACTTCAGCTTTGAACTCTTCAGTCTCTGTGCCTTTCCATGCGGTAGGTTTCTTGGTGACGACTTTTTTCTTGCTCATATGAGCCTCCTTTGTTATGACCCCAGCTCCTTCATTATATTTTGGATGAGCTTCGAGTCGGTGTTAGACTTATCTGTCATTACCTCAAGTTTCTTATCCTTTAATTCCCTTGGATAGAAACCCCTATCCATGAGTATCTTATTCGCACTGACTTCATCCATTAAACCTAGGTTTCTTAGAGCAGATTGGTTGTGCCACATTACTATGTCCTTCCAATTCTCAAGGTGAACCTCTCTTGGTATAGATAAGAGCAGTGTTGCAAGAACTTTTCTTGACAGTTTAAGTGTGATAGTTACTCTTGTATCTTGTTTTCTTTTCATAATATATAATATACAACAATATTGTGTCTTAATCAACAAATATTTTTGTTCTCATTTATTTTTCTGTGTCTTGATACGGAAGTAACAGGTGTTTAATTGTGATTTATCAGGAGTTAGGTCAAGATTAAACTCATCCAACTCACTGAATCCTTTGGTTTTATTAACAGCTTGAAGTGCCCTCACTAAGATCCTACGTAACTGACTATGGTTGGGTTCAAACTGTAAGTTTGTTTCAATGACTATGTTATACATCTCATACCACCTTAGCTTATTGAATGAGGATCTCTGCCATTCTCATAGTCATTTAACTGGTCATTAAGTAAGTCAACCAATGCAGATAGTCTAGCTATCTCACCCTTAGCTTGAGCATATAAGACAGTTAGTGTTGATACAGGCACAACCATCCATTTACCTTGCGGTTCTGTCCTAAACTTAAGGACACCCCTGATTACTTTCTCTTCGTAATACATAGTTATCTCCTCTTATTACGAATGAATTGACACCTACTTCTATAAGGTTTAATCTTTCTCTTACGTCGCAGGTCATTTAGTTGCTTCTCAAGTTCATGATTAGTTATGGAGATATCTTTGGGATTGATAAGCTCAGCTACATCAGCATACCGAAAGTAATACTGGTAGTGTAGCTTACCAATCCTTTTAGATATAACAACAACATCATGACTTCTTATTCCAATCATTAGAAGTCGTCCCCAAATTCACCTGAATAGTAACGCCAACCAAGTCGCATCACTTCATCAATAGTGCGGATGACAGTCATAGCTATGACAGGAGTAATCTCACCTCGGAATGTAGCAGTATACTTTATCATCCGTTTGTAAGCGGGCTTGTTCTTCATGACTGAGAACTTACGAATAAGTTCCTTGTCTTGTGGTGTGATGTTGTTGACATCTATCTTGCCAACAGCCATCTGTAGTTTGACCATGTCCATGATCTTCTCCTTTACTTATTTGTTATTGAACGTTAAAATCCTAGATCTTCCCAAGTTTTTCTTGCCTTTGGTGCCATAAGTTTAAGAGTGACTAATGTGTTAAGCCATTTCTTATTTAACTTTCTCCAATAGTCTTCACCCTCAACAGTCCCTGCCCAAGGAAAAGCAGAAGATATAACTGAATGGAAAGTATAACAGCTACGAACCCAACGTCTAAGTTCGTGCTTGTATGTAGTAGCATGAGGATTACATATAACAAGTTTACGCACAAACTTTTTATATGCTTTGTTAACTACGAGAAAGTCATGGAAGATATCAGTGGCTCTCTCTGGGTTGGTGTGATTAAGTTCAATCGTCATTGTGAAACTCCTTTCTAAGGTAGGCAGTTCTTTCCATCATCTTCTTATAGAAGTATGGATTACCTTTCTTAAAATGTTTATGAGATAAAGCGAAGCGACGCTCTAATCCACGTTGGAAATAGGGGTCGAGCTTGTTGAACTCACTCATAGTCATCAAGCCATGACACATATTATTATAAAGATGTGTCATCATCTTTATCTTATACACCATTTCTTTTTCCTTCTTTGTCATACGAAAAGATTTTGGTATAACAAGGTCAGGTTTTTTAGACTTACTTCTTGGCATAGTAATTCTCCTTTCATTTCGAGTTATAGAAGATAGCATACAACTGCTTCTTCTTCATCTTCTTCCACTTACTCTTTGGTTCTTTGGGATATCTTTGGTGTGCCCATGCCCTTAACTCTGTAAGTGTGGAGTAAGGACATGGGTCAACAACTTTCCCTTGTTTATTCAGTGACATGACGCATCATTAGTATCATGTCCATAAGGACATTCTTAGGTGTGAGTTCTTTGATACATACATGGTATTTAGTTCCATCCATGAATGGTCTTGCTTTCTCTATCAGGAGTGCGTGTTCGGTCTTATCATAGAAGTCAAGAATAAACTCAAGGTCTGCGGTATCAAGTGGCACATCCTTTCTGAAGATAGGAAACATGGACATGAACTTTGCTATCAGATTATTAACTTCATTGAGAGTATGTCCTTCAAGTTCGGGACAATCTTTGATGTGTTCAGCAAACTCAGCTTCAAGTTGTGGTCTTGTTAATGGCTTGCCGAGATCATCAGTATAATATATACTGATACCGATACGTCCACTTGGATTTTCCTTTAACTTATGTAACACTTCCTCAATAGAACCTTCTTCAATCCCATCTCCATTGATGCGTGGTGAAGATGTGATGGGAACATTAGGAGTTACTTTCTTACCTTTAAAATCTCTTGCATCAGTTGTTAAGTTGGTAAGTTCACAATAAGATATTGGACCAATGATGAATGGTTGAGAAAGAATAAGAGATGCTCTTATCTTACTATCTTCCACTGTTTTAATCCACTCTTTCCATTGATGAGTTGAGATATCTCCAATCTCTACATCTCCAATCTCTTCAATCCTTGCTGTAATGAAGTTGAGTGCCATAAGTATTTCATCTGGCGCATCATTTGTAACTTCAATACCTGTGGTGTCTTCGAACATCAAGTTAAGATCACACGTTGGTATCTTAACTCCGTCTCCGTCATGAAATTTAAATGTTGGCATGACTAATCCTTTTCTTTTGAGTTACTCTCCACCCACTCTTGAGTGAAGTATTTTTTACTTTTGCTATTCCAATGATAGATGGTAAACGATATACCAACTACAAGCATAGCATTGATAACTGCTATGGTTGCCACAGTTAATCCAGTAACGAACAAGTTGATGTGGTCAACTCTCTCCTTCCAAGCACTCATGAAATTTCTACTGATTTCATATAAGAGGATTGGGTCAGTTATCTCATTGGACTTTAAAGTCTTAGGAAATATGTAAGTTCCTACTGGCATAGGATGTCGGCTCTCACATACACCTACTGAGATGTTTTGTTTCATTTCTTTCCTTTCTTTATAGGTTTAAGAGGTTTCTTCTTTTGATAGAAGGTTTCAATTCTCAACTTACCATTAACGCTCTCTTCTACTTCACGCAATGGGGCAGTCTCAAGCATTGCATGAAGATGACGTGTTAGTTTAGGATTTAAATTACCTGTGAATAAGATCTTCATTGCTGTTCTCCTTTCTCTTCTTGTTCTTCCTTGTTAATCTGCATTAACAAGTTGAATAGTTCTTTGTTTAGTTCGTTTGCTTTAAACTTCTGGATTATGATAGCACGATAGGGTATGGATAGATGTAAGAACTTATCTCCACCAGCATACTTGGGTAAGATACGAGCATAGAAAGCCCAATCATACTTAGGTATTGTTCCATACTCCTCAGCTACCTTCTCTGCTTCTGCATCTCTGGTAGCTTTCTTCTTCTCAAATTCTATCATGTGTCTGTGTTGCTCACTATCAACTGTTCGCATGACCACATACTCATCTGATATGTATTTAAGAAGTTCGTGTTCAAGCCCAGCTCCATTCGCCATAGGTTTAAGAACAGGTGTTGCATCCACTTTGTAACCAAGCACTGAGTTTACTTTCCCATAATATCTTGGGTAGTTATCCTTAGTGCATAGTGTCAGCTTATCTCCACGCAGTTCTTCAAGAAGATGGCGAGCAATTAGATATGTGCTCTCCATTTTTATCTCCTTTATTTGATATATGTTATTCCATACTTCATGCACTTACGCATATTTTTAAAGTATTTCCTAACACGTTTTAAGAACTTTGATAACGACATACTTCCTCCTACCATATTCTTACTGACCAGTAATGTCCACCAGGTAGTTCTTGTTTCATTCCACTACCTCGTAGGTTCTTGTTGTGTGTCCACTCATTGTATCTTTTATCAAGATACTTAGTGACTGAACCCATAAAAGTTGCAGATGTCATCTTGATCTCAATCCTGATGGGTTCTCTTTGTTCGTTGTCTTTACTCATAACAAATTCCTTTCAAGTTAGTAGGAATGGCTGACCTAATTGTTGCATGACACAACAAAAAGGTCAAGCCAATTCCAAGTGGGTTATAATTGTTCCTTAGTGAAGAAGTCTCTGCTTCTTGTCCACACCTTTGTGATAAGTAAGTTCATGCTCGGTGTAGTTCCATGATACCCTAACTCTTCTAGGATTTCACTGACCGCACTTACTTCATCTTCACCCATGTTAATATCAGGGTCATGAGGTCCGATGTGTGTCTCTAACTCCATGTCTTTGGCATTGAAGTAGTCATGCACTGACTTAAGATAGGCAATGATGTCGTCAAGAACATCATCAATTTCACCTTCGTCGACATGACCATCAAGTCGCTGGTTGAATTCAAAGAACGGGTCGTTTGATAATAAGTCTTCAACTACCCATAACTTCTCCTTCTGTTCTTCTGACATGATGCCTTGTAGAGCAGTGAGTTCTTCAAGGATTTTTTGACCATCCATCTTGGTCTCCTTTCTTTTGATGTTGGTTGGTCGTGTCATCTAAGAACCCTGACGACCAACATATTTCAAATAACTAACTGGGTTCTTTTTCAACATATCATAATATACAAAATATAAATGACTTAATCAACACAATTAATTAAGATCCAAGTGATAGAATATGTTGGGTTGGTTGAATAAGATGACAAGGTTGACTTAGTTAGCGGTGTGTTTTAAATGTTGGGTGGGTTAAACTGGACATTGGGTTGGTTGTTCGTGGGAAGCTATTTGTTATAGTTATTATTTTTTTATTATATCTTTATATATATTATTATCTACAATATATACCATAACTATAAGAAAAAGCTCTCCACACATACCAACCCCGTTGTCCAACATTGGACACTTTTTGCACATTTGCAAACCTGTTAAGATCAGTCATCCACGATAAGAGAATAAAAAAGAACTAACAAAGAAAAAACCCTATTTGTTAAATAGGGCTTTATATGTTATTTGTGCGGGTATATGTTATTTAATTGTTTATTTGTTTAGTTGTGCTTTACGTTGTTTGAGTTTACGTTCCAACATTTCCAACGTTTCTATGTTGTCGATTTTTTCAATGTTGGTTTCCGTTGCTTGCAACATACGTTCTTCCTTGTCCATTTGTCGCTTGTTCAACGTGTGGTCAATCGGAATACGTGGGAACTTTCCATCACGTTTCCGCCACCTGTCCGCTCCAATAATCTGTAATTGTTTGAAAGCGTTGTAAACAAATTGCTTTGTCGACAACGTATGATTACAAGTAATTTCTACGCTGTCCGTTCCACGTTTTTCTCCTTCCTTTGTAACATTTCCAGAAGTTTGCACGTGTAGAATTTCGGGTAACGTGTTTTGAATTTTATCATATATGTAACGTGCGTTAACATATACAATCTTTTGCGTGTTGTTTGTTTGTTCGCTCATTGTAAAACCTCGTTTCCAACATATACCCGCTTTTCAAATAACGTTATATTATACAACATATTTCCTTATTTTCAACGTATGAAATAATTTTATGTTATACGATAATAGTATGTTAAACACTGACTTGTAATGTTATTGCAAGTTGAACAACATATATATAATTGAATATGTATAAATAATTTTTGTATGTGGAAAGGGGGAAGCACAACGTAGATGACGTAACACAAGCCGTTCGACAAATTTTTCAGATTTTTTCAACCCTCTAGTTATACAATATCTTAACCTTTTAAATTAAACCCGCCTTTTAAATTAAACCCGATAATTTGTGAATAAATATGATTAGTTTATACTTGTATCTAACACCTACTTTGTATAAATTATAACGTAAAATGGAGATGGTATGCCATACAAATCTGATGCAAAAGAATATAAGTTACAAAGGCTGAATGAGATTCAGAAGAATGCAGCTTCCTTACTTATTCAAGGACACACTAATAAAGAAGTGGCTGAGAAGTTGGGTATTGCAGAGATTACTGTATGTAAATATAAAAACTCTACACTTTTTCAAACTTATTTGCTTGGTCTAAGGAATAAAGTTGAAGATATGGTTGTAAGTAATGAGAAGTTAGTAGGTGAAATCGTTCCTAAAGCTCTCCATCTTAACCTTCAACTCATAGACAAGGCCCTTAATGAGGAAATAGAGAATAAGGATGCCATCCAACTTGCAAAACACTGGACTAAGCCTTTTGTTGACCTACCTACTGGTAATGGTTCTATGCTTAGTCCTGAGGATATACAAACCTTTACTAAGAAAGCACAAGAGATTTTCTTTAATCGTGGTAGATTAGATGATGATGAACTAATTCCTGTTGAGATTACACCTTATAGGGAGGCAGAATGAGTGGTATAGTTCAAGTTCAGCAAATAGCAGGCTCTCCAGAACAACAAATGCGTGTTACTATTCCCGCAGACCAGGAAGCTAGGAAGTTATCTTCCCTAGGTTTTATGGTAAGTAAAGGTAATTCTAATAATATCTACGCCAATATTCACGTAGTAAGTGGTATGCTTGGATATAGTCTTGATAAGACTATTGAACAAGGTGAAGGAATGTGGGTAGGAACAAATAATGCTATAGTTCTTGAAGGAACTGAAGAAATAAATAAGTTTTACTTCAGAGCATTCACAGCTATTGCTTGTGTCATTGAAGTATTAATTGAAAGGAGCTAACATGAGTATTGTAGAAAATGTTGGTGGAGTTCCTTATGAAACAAAAGTAGTAACTTTTTTAGCTTCTGCTTGGAAAAGACTGGTAGAGTTGGGATGCACTGTTACTAATGGAGGTAAACTTGCTAGTCAAGCTTTCATAAGAATTCCCGAAGGAAAAGAGATTGAACTCTCTACAGATCCTACACTAACTGCGGGTAAGGGAGTTCATTTTAACAATAGGATGGTATGTCATTTGGAATCTTCACAGGAAATATCTAACATATATTTCCGTGCTATAGATAACAATGTTGAAGGCACTGTCGTCCTTGAAACAGCTCAAAGTGATAACTAGGAGGTAGTCATGAAATTTTATGCTATTAACAGTGAGAACACTGTTGCCAAAAGAGTTAGCTTTGATGTGACTGCTGAGAAGGTAATAACGGTTGCCCATAATTATGGTGTTCCACCTATTGCCTATTTCTTAGATGAGGCAGGTGGACCAGCTGAAATGCTTGACCCAGTTCATAATGAAGATTTCACTGAATTCACTATCACATCAGCTGTAGCTCTAACAGGAACTATTTATATTATCTAAGGAGATAAACATGAAAAAGATATTTAAATTCTTGCTCGCTGTGTTATTGGTTACAGGGCTTGTAGCCCAGCCACCTGCACGGCCTTCAAGCTACTCTCGTGATAGAGCTCCCTATACTATTGTATATGGAGTTAAAGACTTTGACTCTACTGCTGTATTTCGTGATACAGTATGGGCACCATATATAGTAGATTGGGCGAATATTCCCTATACTACTACTGCATCTACTGATAGTCTTGACTCTTTAGTTGCTGTTAACCAAGATAGTATTAACTTTCTATCAGGTA